AAAATTAAAATTTTTTGGTATAGAATTTTTAAAAAACAACATTGTTGGAACCACACTAGTTTTACAAAAAGTTGTTTATTTTGTAAGGAGATAGTAAAATAATGGCATATACATACGCAACACTTACAACAACAATTAGAGATTACACTGAAGTTGATGATTCTGTATTTACTCAAGCAGTAATAGATAATTTTATTATGCAAGCAGAACATAGAATTAACATAGAGCTTCCTATGGACTCTGATAGATTTGTACAAGAAGGTACTTTAGTTGCAGATGATAATACAATTAATTCTCCAGCCGGTGCTTTATTTATTAGAGGTGTTGAAGTATTTAACTCAACAGTAGACTCTACTGGTAATGGTAGTTGGTTAGAAAAAAAAGATCAAACATATTTATCTGAATATACTGATAGATTGACCGGTCCTGAAGGTGATTTAACTGCACAAGATGTAACCGGTTTTCCAAAATACTACGCTATGTTTGGTGGAGCTACAGGTTTAACTGACACTACCTCTGGCGGTTTATATATAGCACCTACACCTGATGCTGCTTACAAATTTAGAATATATTATAATAAACAAACAACAGGATTATCAGCCAGTAATACGACAACATATATAAGTCAATACTTTCCACAAGGCTTATTATATGCTTGTTTATCAGAAGCATTTGGGTTCTTAAAAGGTCCAATGGAGATGTTGACATTGTATGAGAATAAGTATAAAACTTCAATACAACAGTTTGCAGGAATGCAAATTGGGAGAAGAAGAAGAGACGATTACACTGACGGTACTGTTAGGATACAAGTCAAATCACCTTCACCGTAAACTAGGAGATAAAAATTATGGCAATAACATCAGCAGTATGTAATACATTTAAAACAGAAGCACTAAGAGCAATCCACAATTTTACACAAGGTGGAAACACTTTTAATCTAGCTCTATATACAAGTTCAGCGACACTAAATAAATCAACTACAGCTTATACATCATCTAACGAAGTAGCTAACGGTAATGGTTACACTACTAAAGGCGCTGCACTTACAAACGTAACACCCGCTTTATCAGGTGATACAGCGTGTTGTGATTTTGCAGATGTATCTTTTACATCAGCGTCATTTACAGCTAATGGTTGTTTAATTTTTAATGAAACAGCATCAGGTGATCCAGCAGTTTGTGCAATTGCATTTGGCGGAGACAAAACTGTATCAAGTGGTACTTTTACAATTCAATTTCCAACAGCAGACGCATCAAACGCAATCCTTCGTATAGCGTAGAGGTAGCGACGGATGTCCGTTACTAGAACTTTTACAGTAACGGTAGTCAGTACCGGTTCAGGAAATAAATATTTTATAGATGGTGTACAACAAGCTACTTTAAATTTAGCAGAAAATGGTACATATAAATTTGACCAATCAGATAGTTCAAATGGTAACCACCCTTTAAGATTTTCAATAACAAATGATGGTACACATGGTGGTGGCTCAGAATACACAACCGGTGTAACTACAAATGGAACACCTGGACAAGCTGGAGCTTACACACAAATTGTAGTTGCAGTTAGTGCACCCACACTTTATTATTATTGTACCAATCACCCTGGAATGGGCGGACAAGCAAATACTGTTGATGATGACACTTATGGAATGTGGGCATGGGGCACTAATGAATGGGGCGATCAAAGTCCTATAGTATTTACTCCTACTGGGGTAGTTGCTACTTCAAGTGTAGGAAGTGTTGCAGCTACTGAACTTATTGTCGTATCATTAACAGGTTTACCTACTACATCTTCTTTAGGATCATTATCTCTTCAGATAAATTCTACTATATCTTTAACAGGTTTACAATCTCAAACAGAACTTGGAACTGTTGATAATGCGGGAACACTAGTCGGTTGGGGCAGAAATGGTTGGAGTGAAGAACCTTGGGGTGATTCTTTCAATCAACAGATTCAACCGGCAGGCGTACAAGCAACTTCTAGTGTTGGTTCTGTAGTAACTGCAATAGGAATTAGTTTAACTGGTGTTAGTTCAACATCCTCTGTAGGTGCTTTAAGTCCTGAAAATGTAATGGGTTTAACTGGGTTATCAACAACATCTAGTGTAGGTTCTGTGATAGCTGGAACGGGGGTTCCTTTGACTGGAGTTAGTTCAACATCTTCTGTAGGTTCAATTTTACCTGCAGATGTAGTGGGATTAACAGGAGTATCTGCAACTGCTTCAATAGGAGCAATAGAAGTTACTGAAACACAAATAGTTGTGCCAACAGGAGTATCAACGACATCTAGTGTAGGATCAATTGTTCCTGCAATAGGAGTTCCGTTAACCGGTGTACAGGCAACGTCTGCAGTAGGTTCAATTTCGCCTTCAGATGTAATGGGTTTAACGGGATTATCAACAATATCTAGTGTAGGTACCTTAAGTATAATAGGGTATAAAAATATTGACATAACAGGTAATACGTCATATACAGATGTAACACACGTAGCTTAGGAGAACAAAATTATGGCATCAACATTTACAGACCTTGGTTTAGAGTTAATGGCAACTGGTGAAAACGCCGGTACTTGGGGAACAAAAACTAACGCAAATTTAAGTTTAATTGAACAATTAACAGGTGGTGTCTTAAGTTTAGCTGTTGCAGGATCAGGGACTACGGCTTTAACTATTGCAGATGGTGCTTTAACAGGTACTGCTCAACACAGAATTATAGAATTAACAGGTGCTCTTACAGGATCAAGAATTTTAACATTCCCTCTTCTTACAGAAACTTTTTACATTATTAAAAACGGAACCACTAATGCACAAACATTACAATTAAAAGCAGTATCTGGTTCAGGTGCAACCGTTACTTTTGCAGCTGGTGATAAAGGATATAAACTTATTTATCTTGATGGTGTTGCAACAAACACTGGTGTTTTTGAAGTTCCTTTTTCTAATTTTGGTCAGCCATTAGATTGGGTTACTAAAACAGGGTCATACACAGCAATAAACCAGGATAGAATTTTTGTCGACACAAGTGCAGGAGCAGTTACGATAACTCTTCCCGCATCACCTGCTGTAGGTGATCAAGTAAATTTTGTAGATTCTAGATACACGTTTGATACTAACGCATTGACTGTAGGAAGAAATAGTTCTAAAATAGCAAATGCAACGGCAGACCTAGTAGTTAATACTGAGGGTGCAGCATTTGGATTAGTTTATTCTGGTTCAAATGTAGGTTGGACATATACGGAGAAATAATATTATGGCAAATTACGAAGCAACTAAATATAATTTTAATGGATCAGACCTTACAGGTATAGAAGGTACAGCTACAGGTACAATTCTACCTTGGTCAGCAGCGTCTCTTCCAACAGGATTTTTAGAATGCGCTGGTGCAGCAGTTTCAAGATCAACTTATTCAGCTTTATTTGCAATTATATCGACTACTTACGGTGTAGGCGATGGTTCATCTACTTTTAATTTACCTAATTTAGCAGACAACGTACCAGTTGGAAAATCCGGTAGTAAAGCTTTAGCTTCAACGGGTGGAGCAAATACTGTAGCCGTGGCTTCTAGTGGTAATGTTAGCACTAGTACCAACATTTCTGGAAACGTTGCAGGTAGTACAGCAAATGCTTCTTTATCAACAGCACAGTTAGCAGGTCACGCACATTCCTACACCCTTGCCGGAGGGTTTCAAGGAAGTGGAGGAAAAAATTACAATAATGGCCAGTCATCAGGTTCATCATCAGAGACAGGACAGAATGGTTCAGGGCAAGGCCATTCCCATAATATGAGTGCGAATTTTTCAGGTAATGCTAGCAGTAGCAGTAGTTTTTCGGGTGGCACAGCTAACCCTTCAGTAATTCAACCTTATATAACTTTAATTTATATTATAAAAACTTAGGAGAAAACATGGCAACAAACTCAAATTGGACAATAGTATTCGAAGACAAATGCATTATTAAAAATTATGCAGAAGGGGCCAATAAAGGTGTTGGATATGTTATATCTGATGATTCTTTTTGGTCTGATTCTAAATTCTCAAATGTTTGGGCTATTCAACATGGAACACCTGTTACTTCTGATGAAGTAGAATATAGAGACGAGACACCTCATTCATCATTTGTTGATGCAAACATTGGAGATATATCTCAGTTTTCATCTAAATGGGATTCAGCACACTTAAATAAATTACAATCTGATTGGGATAATGATGATGGAAATACTTATGGTGATGACGGTACTGTAACTAATACTGAAACTGAATCTGAAAAAATTTCTAGATTAGGTGCAAGACCTACTTCTTATTCCTCATAGTTTCAAGATAATTTAATTTTTCATCCAATTTAAAACTACCATCTGTTTGATTTATATTAAAAATTAAACTGTATCTATTTTTATCTCCTTGATATTCATCAAAACCATGTAGTATTTCAGGTGGAAATATATAATAGTCTCCCGGTTCAGGGGTTATTTTTATATTTAATTCTGGTAGTTCTAGATCACAACCTTTTGTCAAATATAAAATACCATGTTTACAAGGATGTGTATGATATTTTAAACTGTCTCCTTTTTTTATTTCATTACCCCATGCTTCTGAAACATAATTTCTTTCTAAGAAATATTGAAAAATCTTTGGGTTAGTTGTCTGATGAGTATTTATTAAATGAATTGTAAAATTTTTAAAATTATCGTTATCTAAAAAATGAGTCCAACTAGTCATACCTCCTTTTACGTTAGTATGATTTGCCATTTCAACATTTAAATTATTTTTTATATTTAATATAAAATTGTGGATTATATCTGGATAAGGATAGTGTCCATATATTATGTCTACTGTTCTAGGATAAGTAATAACTAAATTATTTTTAACTTCATTTAATTTATTATTTTTTTGTATAAAACTAATCATCTTAACAACATCCAAGAAGTTAAAATATATTTTTCCCCAGATAACGGTGGATTACCTCTATGTAAATATGGAAATGCTGCAGGCCAGATAACTATTCTACCTGTTTTAGGTTTAATTCTTTTTGAAAAATGCAAAAATTCTGTTTCGCCCCCATCTTCAACATCATTTAAATATACAGAAAATACAAAAGCACGAGGCTCCATGTCAAACCCTTTTCCATGTTCTATGTGCCAAATATGATAACCTTCAGTAGGTAGTGTTTTTTGAATTTTTAGAGTTGTGTAATTAAAAGGATTTCCATCATAAGCTTCAATAGCTCCTACCGTAGTACTATAATGTTTCCAAGCTAAATCAAAATTAACAATTAATGTTTTTAAAGATTCATGCCAAACCTCTATGTTAGATCCATTACAAAAAAGATGTTTATCTTTCATATATTTAAGATCTACTTTTTGATGTTGTAGTCTATTAAAAGTTTGTTTTAATTTTTCTTGATTATTAAATATTTTGATAACTTTATCACACTCTTCTTTAGTAATATAGTTATCATATACTCCAATAAACTTATCTATATTAACTGTTCTTTCATTCATAATCTTGTGTTATTTTCTCTCTTTCATTATCTACATATTACTATATAAGGTTTATTGAAGAATTTCAATAGGTTTTTATATGCTACAAAAATTAGGTTTTGCCCCAGGATTTAATAAACAAGTTACCGAAACAGGCGCTGAAGGCCAGTGGTTTGATGGAGATAACGTACGTTTTAGATACGGTTCACCAGAAAAAATTGGTGGTTGGGAACAGTTAGGCACAGACAAATTAACTGGTGCCGCAAGGGCTGTACATAACTGGGACAACAATGTTGGTATAAAATATTCTGCAATTGGCACCAATAGAATTCTTTATGTTTTTTCAGATGGTGAGTTCTATGATATCCACCCTATAAGAACTACAATTACTGGCGCAAATTTTACAAGTACATCAGGGTCACCGACAGTCACAGTAACTGTTTCGTCTAATCACGGCTTGCTAGATAATGATATAGTATTATTTGATGCTGTTTCTGGGTTATCAGGATCTACTTTTACAAACGCCACGTTTGAAGACGAGAAATTCATGGTAACTTCTGTACCAAGTAGCACAACTTTTACAGTTACGATGACCACTAATGAGGCAGGCACACCTGTAACTAATGCAGGCTCTGCATCAATTCTTTGTTATTATACTGTAGGGTCTTCTACACAAGAATCTGGTTTTGGTTGGAGTTCAGGTTTATTTGGTGGTGAGGTAAATGGGGCAGCAACCTCTACTCTTGCTACTGCATTAACAGATACAACTACAACTAACATTGTTCTTGCTAGTTCAAACTCGTTTCCGGCATCGGGGACCATAAGAATAGGGACTGAAGATATATCTTACACAGCTAACAACACAGGGACAAATACTTTAAGTGGTGGTGCTAGAGGTGCAAACAGTACAACAAAAGCAACACATACTCAAAATTCTGTTATTACAAATATTACAGATTACAACGGATGGGGTGAAGCTTCATCGACTACACAGTTCACACTTAACCCTGGTTTATGGGTTCTTGATAATTTTGGTACAAAATTAATTGCTCTTATTTATAACGGGGAATGTTTTGAGTGGGATGGATCAGACGTAGATGCATTAACTACTCGAGCAACAATTATATCTGGAGCACCGACAGCATCACGTCACATGATAGTATCAACTCCAGACAGACATTTAGTTTTTTTTGGAACTGAAACTACTATTGGAGATAAATCTACACAAGATGATATGTTTATAAGATTCTCGGATCAGGAAAATATTAATGAGTACACTATAAGAGCAGAAAATACAGCAGGTTCTCAAAGGCTTGCCGCAGGATCTAAAATTATGTCTGCTATTAAAGGTAGGGATGCTCTTTATGTATGGACCGATACAGCAATATTCCTAATGCAATTTGTAGGTCAGCCTTTTACTTTTGCATTTCAACAAGCAGGGACTAACTGTGGATTGATTGGTAAGAATGCTTGCATCGAAGTCGATGGCTCAGCTTATTGGATGTCAGACAACGGTTTTTTTAACTATGATGGTCAATTAAGATCGATGCCTTGTCTGGTAGAGGATTTTGTTTACTCCGTAGATCCCGGACTTGGGGTTAATAATGTAGCTAGAGATTTAATTAATGCAGGTATCAATAATCTTTTTGGAGAAATAAACTGGTTTTACTGTTCAGCTAATGCTGCTTCGGTTGATAGAGTGGTTAGCTATAATTATGTAGATTCTACAAATGAAAGACCTATTTGGACAACAGGGTCTTTAAATAGATCTGCTTGGGTGGATTCTGCTGTATACGAAAAACCTCATGCAACACTTTATGACCCAGATGATGATGCCTCTTACGATGTCACTGGAAACGTAGACGGAAGTAGTATATACTATCAACACGAAACAGGAACCGATCAAGTTAATGCCGGTAATGTTGTTACTGCTATTAATGCTAATATTCTTTCAGGTGATTTTGATATTACTCAAAGAAGAAGTAATACAGGTCAAGTTGTTGGAACCCCTGATCTTAGGGGAGATGGTGAATATATGATGAGAATAAGTAGATTTATACCAGATTTTATAGAACAAACAGGTGATACTGAAGTTAGTTTTACAACAAGAAACTATCCTAATACAGCTGCAACAACTACAAATTTTACATCAACTGAAACTACAAATTTTAAAAGCACTAGACTTAGAGCTAGATCAATTGCATTAAAAGTATCTAATACAGGTACTGGAAAAAATTGGAAACTCGGTACATTTAGATTAGACATTGCACCAGGAGGAATGAGATAATGGCTACTGACCAAGAGATAAGAGACGCGGGTCTTAAATATATTCCAAAACAAAAATATTTACAGAACCCATATGAATTACCTGTAGCACCAGTACCACCTCCAGTAAGTGAGGGTATAGTAAATACAAATGCTTTTGCTAATAGTGGTGGAGATAATTTTAATTCAGCAGGTAATGCTTTTGGTTATGGTTCACAAATAGAGCCAGGAAGTTCTTATGGTTCTTATGACTCGATAAATTACACAGGCGGACTTCCAGGAAATGTCCAACAGTATGGTATTGGTAGACAATTTGAAGACCCTTCAGCTAGTCCAACTGGAGAAACGTATAGTTATAGAAAAAAAGTACCTAAATTATTAAGAGCAGGCGCAGCGTTTGTTCCTTTTGGTAATACATTGTTAAACTTTGCAGAAAAAAAAATGAACGCTAATAGAGATGAGCCGTCAGGAACTTATAGAATTGGTGGTCTAGATGAAAGTATGAAAGGTTATTACGACAACTTAGCTGGTTCAGGAATGTTGTTTGACGGACCCAATGGTATAAAAACTTTAACAGGTAAAAACTTTACAGGTAAGGGTTACCTGGAAGGACAACTAGATATTTATAATGATAAATTTGCAGGTATGACTGAAAAAGAAATTGAGGAGTTAAAAAACGATCCAAGAAAACAATTTAAATATAAACAATACCTAGAAGCATCACAGATGTATAAAACAAATAAAGCACAAAAAGAAAAAACATCCATAGCACTTGATAAAAAACTTGCGGCAGAAAACGAAGCTGCAGCAAACAGAGGTAGAG